GTACTCTCCTCAAAGGTCTTACAAAGCACTAGAATCACTTGTAAGAGGTTTATATCACAGAGTTGATGTATACCACCTGCAAGTGACTTAACAATTATGAGCAATACTGATAAGCAGTTGAAAGAACAGCCGATAAAGCCGATCAGGAAATTTGACTGGCTGAAAGAGTATCAATGGCAAAAGGGAGTATCAGGAAATCCAAAGGGGCGCCCTAAGGGCAAGACGCTCAAAGAGTACGCCAGGGAATTCCTAATGTCAATGACTGACGAGGCGAAAATGGCTTATCTTAACAGTTTAGATGGCGACATCATATGGCGCATGGCTGAGGGTAATCCAGCGCAAAAGAGCGACATTACGAGCGGAGGCGAACCACTACCACTCTTCAACTATATCAAGGATAATGATGACCCACCCCCCCCCGTCGTCGCGGTGGTGGCCCGCGAGAACTAGACATACGTAAAAATTTTGATTTTGAGTATATTTCGTGTACGGAATAACAACAGCTACAAAAAAAATTCAGAAGTTGGATAAAAGGATAAGGGCAGTACAAGGAGGTACATCAGCAAGTAAAACTATTTCTATATTACTTTATTTGGTAGATGCAGCTCAAAGGGATAAGAGTCCTACAATAACAAGTATCGTATCCGAATCCTTTCCCCATTTAAAAAGAGGAGTAATGAGAGACTTCCTGAATTTTATGCAGGAACATCAAATATATAAAGATGATAGTTGGAACAGAACGGATTATACATATATGTTTGAGAATGGAAGCAAGATAGAATTTTTTTCTGTAGATCAGCCGGGAAAGGTACGAGGGCCTCGTAGAAATAGATTATTTATCAATGAGGCTAATAATATATCTTTTGAAACATATGAGCAGTTGGAGATTCGTACTTCGGAATATATTTTTTTAGACTGGAACCCTGTTAGTGAGTTCTGGTTCTATAGTGACGTTAAGGGTAGAAGAGATGATTTGGATCATATTACCCTTACTTATAAAGATAATGAGGCACTTCCCGAATCAGTTGTGCATACGATAGAGCAGAGAAAGGGTAGGAAGGGATGGTGGAAAGTATATGGCCTGGGAGAACTGGGCGAGGTAGAAGGCAAGATATATAAGGATTGGGAGATAATAGATGAAGTACCGAGGCATGCGCGCCTGGAGAGGTATGGTTTGGACTTCGGGTACAGCGCTGATCCTACCTCAATAATAGCCATTTATTATTATGACCAGGGATATATCTGGGATGAGATAACTTATTTAAAAGGATTAAGTAATAAGCAGATATCCGATACAATACTTAATCAAGAACAATCAGCACTTGTTATTGCAGACTCTGCGGAACCTAAGAGTATAGATGAAATAAAAAGTTATGGCATAAACTGCCAGGGAGCGGAGAAAGGAAAGGATTCTGTTTCCAACGGAATTCAAATTATACAAAATCAAAATATTTCAATAACAACAAGATCTGTAAATATTATAAGAGAATACAGAAACTATCTTTGGGAAACGGATAAAGACGGAACTATCTTAAATGTACCCGAACACCGTTTTTCTCATAGTATGGATGCAGGAAGATATGCTATGTCCTCGATTATGAAGGAGCCAGTATTTCAAATGCCAGAGCAAACTCAACCCCTTGAAGGATACTATGCAGATAGAGATTTGACTTTTTAAATGGATAATGTTAATATACACCTAGAAATAGAAGGATTTACTAAGGAAGAGATCGAAAGATGCGAAGAAATACTTTATGCGCTTATTAAATGTGGAGGATTAAGCGGAGTAAAGAATGGCAGTACTATCATTCATTTTGATAGAGATGCAGTATTCCAAGGCATTGAACTTGATTACTGGCCATTTAGAAAAAAAACTATATAGCCGAGGATATTAAATAAATTTAATAACCCTTACCAAACAAAGGCGGGTACTAAGAAAAAGTATTCGCGTTTTTTATTAAATGGCATATGACACGATAATAAATAATTCAGCGCTCTCTTCTTTAATGGAGCGTCTTCAGCGTGAGAAAAGTGCTGGTATTGAACTTCAAGAACGAAAGCACGAAGACTGGGATTCCAATTATGAGCTGTACCGTAACAAGGTAAAGACCAACAGGCTTACTCAAAGGCAGGCAGTAAACATCCCTCTTATGAAAGAAACCATTAAGACTCTTCTTGCGAAGATAGATGAGCCACCTGAAATAGAATGGAAAGAACTTGGAGGAGATGCACAGAAAGAACTTATTTATCAAGAGATATGGAATAACAATAGGAAGGAAAACAATCTGGACTTTGTAGATATACTGGATAAAAAGAATGTTCTTTTATACGGCATAAGCGTAAAGAAACTAAACATAACAGAAAACGGAATTATTATAAACGTATTGGATATTTATGATATTGCTCTTGATCCTTTGATGAACGTCTGGGATTTGGAATCGGCACGTTTCATAATTCAACAAAATATTTTCAGGACAGTAAGAGAAATACTAGCTGACGAAAGATACTCTAAGGAAGGGAAAGAAGAACTTAAGATATGGGCAGATTCTCCTCCCGGAATTACTCAAGGACAAGTAAATAAGGAAGAGTGGGAAAAGAAAATGGAACGTCTAAAGAGTATGGGAGTTGAGCATAAAGACTTCGCTCTCTTTGCAGGAGGAGACAGGATAGTGAACTTAACCGAACATTATACAAAAGTATGGGATATAAAAAAGAAGAAATTTGAAAAACGAGTAGTAGTCTACGCAGAGAACAATATTGAAATTATGAATGAAACTTTGGAGGATTTAATCGGAGTAGACTTCTGGCCCTTTGTTATATGGAGTGAGGATCCCGAGACCAATGACGTATATCCTGATTCGGTAGCCGACATGGTAAGAACTCCCAACAAAGTATTGAACGTCTGGTTTAGTCAGTTAATTGAAAACCGAACTTTAAAAAACTTCCAGATGCATTGGTTCTCTCCTACGCAAGGATACAATCCTCAGACGTACACGCCAGGGCCTGGTGTAATGCTCCCTGCGCCTCCAGGAGACGATATAAGAAAAGTTATTCAGCCAGTTGAAGTATCGGGCCTGGATGATACATTAAACGCCATAAACATTGTTACTCAAATTGTGGAGCGCGGTACAGGAGCTACATCTATTGAAAAGGGTCAGGGAGAAAAAGGAGAACAAACATTGGGAGAAGTTGAGATTCTTGTAGGCAAAGCAACCGAAAGGGCAGTTAGCATGACTAAGTTCTACCGTATGGCCTGGTATGAGATAGCCTGGAAGTGGAACAGATTGATGCACGTAAACGCGCCAAAGAAATTAAAACTATTTAAAATATCAAGAACTGGTAGAGCAGTTCCAAAGACAGTAACTCAAAAGGAGTGGAAGTCTAACGAAGGATACGAACCATTAGTAAGATCGTCTTCCGAACAAGAAAGGGAGAGTACTCAGGGAATTCAAAGATTCTTATTCATACTTCAACAATTTCCCGATAATCCAGTCCTTCGTAGGATTGCCCAAAAGAGAATGTTAGAGATAGTAGATCTTACTTCCGAAGAATTAAAAGAGGTAGAAGAGGCTCAGAAAGGAGTAGAAGAAGTAGGCGGAACAGTTACTACGCCTACAGTAGAAGCTCCTCAAATGCAAGCTCTTCCTACCGCAGTATAATGCACTCACTTTTATATAGATTATTAAAAAAGAAAGGAGTAGAAAGTATAGATGAACTTGATAATAATCCATTACCAGATGGATCACCCTCGGAGAAGCAAACCTTTGAGGATTATAGGAAGATACTTTCAAAGAAAGAATTAACAACTAAAGATATTAAAGAGTTTTGTAAATCACAATTAAGAATTATAGAAGGTAAGTGGCAGAATCTAAATATAAAGAATAAAAGAAAAGCCGAGATGATACCCTACCATACAGTTTATAAAACTCTCTTAATGGTGATAAAATCACCTAAGTCGAAAAGAGAACAACTAGAAAAACAACTATTAGAATTAACTAAATAACATGGCATTTCAAACAGAAATAAGGCACAGACCAACATCAACAGGAGCTACAAACTCAAGTACTTCTGTTGGAGATGAGTCTACCGAGATAGTCGCAACTTACACAGGGCGCGAGTATCTAAGCATAACCAACATATCATCCGAGATAGTTTATATCTCCTTGGGAGGTGCTGCAACAACAACAAGCGGCCATCAAATAAATGCAGATGGCGGTTCTATCATACTAGGGCCTAATTCAGATATTCCTTGGACAGGATCTGTGAATGGGATAGTCAACTCTGACACATCCCGGACAGTCCTGACTAT